ACCTATTAATTATGTAGAGGGTGCTGAATGTCCTCGTTGGATGCAATGTCTTAAAGAGTGGGGCAATGATGATCCTGCTTGGAGCATGCTACTTATGAGGTGGATGGGTTATTGTCTCATGAATCACAGAAGACATGCAAGATGGCTACTCATGTACGGTAAAGTAAGAAGCGGTAAGGGTACTATCGGTAAGGTTTTACAGAAACTATTGGGGATGGATGGGTACATGAACACAAGTCTTGACGATCTCAGTGGAGACTTTGGCTTAGATGGCTTGGAACACTCTCGTGTTCTTTGCATTAGTGAAGTTAGTGAACTAGAAGGTAAGGATGGTGAAAGAGCAACACGAGTCCTCAAGAATATCATTGGTCAAGATCCTATGACTGTCAATGTTAAGTACAAAAGGCAGATGAGAAACGTGGTTGTGAACGCAGCACCCATTGTTCAGGCGAATGAGATCCCCAATCTTCCTAATAAAGGAAGAGGATTATCTTCGAAGATGCTAGTTTTGCCCTTCGATGTGAGTTTTGAGGGTAAAGAAGACCCATATCTAATTGATATCCTCTTAGAAGAGCTAGAAGGTATAGCTGCATGGGCTGTTCAGGGGGCTATCGACCTAGAAAATGAGTATGACAGGTTCCCATTGCCTGATAGGGCGAAGGATACCATCAAAATGTACCATTTACAGAACAATCCGTTTGATTATTTCCTTGAAGAGAGGTTCATCAAGAACGGAGATGGGTTTGTTGCTACCGATCTGCTGTGGATGCAGTGGAATGACTGGCTAAAGAAGAATTCCATCAGGAATCTCCATGTATCTAGGAACCAATTGACGATAAAGATAGAAACACAAAGTAGTTGGGAGGTGTTTAGGCACCGACCCCACGGTGGAAAACGAGGTTTGAAAGGTTTGAGCCTCCGTAAAAGTTTTGAGGACTTGTGCTAAGCACAGAAGGAGTACATAATGGAAAAGAAGACAATGAGCAGAGAGATGGTACAGATGATTTGTGCCAATCTCGAAGATGGAGTTTTTGTGAGACAAGATATAGGGTCACCCAAAGATGCAAACCTTAGAGATCTGTGGACTCATCTTAGGATAAAGTACAGAGATGGGGACTCTATTGTCGACGAGGACGGTCTAATTTGGGATATCTTTAGGAAAGAGAAGGGTTTTGCCCTCTATTGCCGAGAAACCGAAGAAGCAATCGAAGTTCCTAAGCCAAAGAAGTTGGGGGGGTAAACCCCCCACTTTTAGATACGGCTGTACCGCATGTGCCGGGTCAATCTCACCCTTTATATAAATGATATATTGTCACGCAATAGGTAGTAAAGACCTGGTACATCCGGTACGGAGGGGGATATTAGGGAATAACGCAGCTGAAAACGCTGATTTGTGAACCAAGCTAAGTGGTACATAAGTGGATCAGACCCGGTTCATAGAGTGGGGGAAAGATCAAAAGTATAAAAAGCAAAAAATTCCTAGACAGAATCGGTGTTTCGATCACAAACCAACGACCCAACCAGGGGGCGACGGGGGTACCCCGAATAACCCACAACCCTCAGGACTCACACACACACAGAAAACACGCAACCTATTCGCCTCGGTTCTGGTACTTTGAACCCACGAATTAATTACCACCAACCACATACACACACGGTCAGGCTTTTCGGAAGTACAACCTGCGGGGAAGGACATCTTATCTTGACCTAAATCAACAGTCCAATTGGTGTTCGGGGCATTGCAATGTTGGTCGGGCGAGCCGACCTTCCATGCGCCCCTTACCCAGTTGTGTTCGGGTGTATTTTTATTCTTTTTCGAAACTGTAATTTTTATAAACAAAGGAGATATTACAATGACATATAAATACACAGCACCAGAGTCCGTGATGAATGGAACTAAAACCACAGCGACAGCGGACGACACAGGAGTCGTAATCAACACAGGATTCGACACACTAACAGTACCTTGGGCAAACATGCAAATTTGGAAGTTTGACGGTAAAGACGGTACTGGAATGCACCCAATCACCGTGTACAACGGACAAATGCAATACTGTGTCGCATACAGCAGTGGTGACATTCAAGGCACCAACATTCGCCTCTTCGGTGGACGTAAAATCAAATTCATGATGAACGTCGAAAGAGAACTGTTCGTCGCTATTGCTGAAAATCTCGGTAAAGGCGATTTGGTAACACAATGGGAAGCCGAAGCCGTTCGCAATGGCGATAAAACAGCCAAAGTTGATGCATCTGCAGTGAAAGCAACGCTCAACAAAGCGAACACCGAAGACACCGAAGAACCACCATTCTAACCCCAACAGAGACCTGAGTAAGTCTTAAAACTACTCTGTTAATGGATAACAAAAGTAATACCTAGCGCAATGCTCCTGGAGAGCCACTGTGGTAATAGCAACTAAGAGACTGCTAATAGTGACACTGGAAACCATTAACATTTTTCGGGGTTATTATTAATGATATTGCTTCGCAGACTCGCAAAATCTATTAACAAACCCCTACAACAAGGAGAACAACATGCCTGAACTAAATATCGACGAGATAGCAGAACACACTGATGATAACACATCATGTGCAATATGCGACAAAGAGTACAACGTACACAACTCGCATCCTATCGCACCTGAGATATGCGGAGAATGTTGGGCTGAAATAGACCCACACTTCTCACCCGACAACAGGTACATCGCTCTGTAACTAAGACTACAGAGAGGTGTACCGACCGAAGGGCGGCATCAGTACCAGAAGTTGTTTGTTCTTCAAAAATATAGCCCTTTTTAACTTTTATTCAACTGAATAAATCAAACTATTTCAACCCTAATACAAGGAGATAACCAATGTCACGGAAAGATGAACCAAGAACATTTCATACTAAGAAAGGTAAGAAAGTTAGTACTAACTTGAACCAACACAGTGAGACGTTCAAAAGGAATCTAGGGATTCTAGAAACTAAATTACCTCATTATGGAACAGACTCACCACGAGTATCCATAAATGACTTCCAAAAACTATGGACAGGCATAAATGACATATTAAATGAGTTAATGATATTAAATGATTTAGATGTAATGTATAACCCATCATTAATGCTCATGACAATAAGACATAAATCATTAATATTCAAATTAGTAGAAGATGAGTTGTGCGAATTAGAATACGCAGAGCACTTAGAACGTGAGGCAATGGAAAGCCAAGCATAATAGACAGTTAATGGTAGTCTATAAAATTCAACCATTCGAGTAGTTGGCGTAACCAACTATTTTTTTTAACTAAAACCCCTAACGCAAGGAAGCAAAAAATGATGGTAGCACTTAATCACCAAAAACATCCAATAGGAACACACATTGAACCTATGAGGGTCAAAGAAGCAGTATATACAGATACTTATGATGAAATAGAAAGAGTATATTTATCAGTATTAGCATATTCAGAATTAGAATTCATAATTAATGACAGATGGTTATCACATGTGAAAATAGATATATGTAGACATCCAAGCAAATCAGCAGAACTAAATGATGACACTCTATATTACAAACTAAGAACATTAGGAATGAGAGTTAAAACAACAGAAGACTTTAACAAGTTACCTGATGGAGTTCCTCACATAATATTTAATGATAGAGATAGTGCAGAAAAAGCAATCGTAAGTTGGATTGAATTACAAAATTTGGAGGAAGCATTCCCAAGAATGTACACATGTATAAATGGTTTATTAGACCAATATTATAAAAGCCCATTAGATAAACTAGTAGAACTAATGGACAAACCAGATATAAAAGTGCCTTGATTAAGGGTTATCCCTGAACGACCTGAACATGTCGTAAAACTGTTCTCTTTAAAGGAGAGCATGAGTACCAGAATTTGAATGAATGAATGTTCGTGTCGACATCACCGCTCGTCCTTGCGGGAGCGGTGAGTCGCCACTCTAACATACTCATACAGAAAGGAATCGAAAAATGAGTTTTAATAAGACAGGGAAATGGGATTGTGTATCAAAAGTAGATAGTAATCAATTTGCAAATTGTCCTTATCAAATGTCAAATGACTTTCATTGGGAAATAGATCATAATCCCGCAGCATACAGACATGATAGTTATTGGGATAATGTTCAAAGACCAGAAAGAATACCATCCATTTTGAGAGATTTTGATGTGGATACTACAGATGATTTTTATGTAGCAAAAGAATACATAAGAAGTAATTTGTTGAAAAGTAGCACACCAAACTATACAAAATGGTCTTCAGTTCTATTAGCAGTAATAAAATTAGAACAAAGAAGAAACAGAAGAAAACAGAACAGGATGTACAATCGTAGCATTCAACCCAACCGATTACCAGAAGATGTGCAAAGGAACAAGAAAAATGGAAAATTCAGAAATAGAAGAAGTAGTGCAAGAAATAGACAAACTAATAAAAGAAGAATACGATAAAATAGCAATCGTTTTAGCAATATCAGGTAGATACAATTACACAGATAAAGAATACGACTATTTAGTTGGGAAATTAGAAGATATGGATGACCCGACTAAAAGAGAAATAGCAGAATTGATAGCAGATGAAATACATTCCCCCACTCTTGAAGGGGATATCTTAAGAAGCATGCCTTGGCACGACAATAATTATTGTGTCCAAGCAGATTGGCAAAAACCAAGAAAGGAAAGAATCCGTGAACCGGAAAGAAAACCAATCAAGATTAGACCCATTTTTAAGTAACAAGGTTAACCTAATGAGTGTGTTTATTGCACTAACTACAGCAATAAATACCTTAGAAGGAGAAGATCAAGAAGAAGTTACGGATAAAGCAGTTGATTCATTCATTAAGGCATGTTTAGCAGCAGCTGAAAGAGGCACACCATGCCCAGTTGACTTAACGAAAAACAAAGAACTAGTTTTAGCACTAATGAAAGAACTATTAACAGACACAATGAAAGATCTAATTAAATACCTATCCAAATCAAAGGATTGGGATAACTCACTAGAAGAATATTTCGAAGAAATGTCATGGAAGGAGTAAATTAAATGACATACAAAACACATGGAGCCACAGAAGAAGTAAATTACGAACAATTGACAAGCTTATATGTACCTGAGCAAACAAGAACTCATGTACCAATACCTCATCATAAACTATGGGATATACTAGAAGAAAAGCTATCTTACATGGGACATGAAACAAGAGCAACAGAGTTTCTAGTGTCTAAAGACGGACAAAAGTTTGTTGGTAAATTTAAATTGCATGGTGAAGATAACGCAAGCGGTGAAGATGGAAGTGAATACGCCTATCAAGGTGCAATATTCAATAGCCACGATAAAACACTGCCTGTAGCAGTAACTGAAGGCACCCACACATTTGTGTGCAGTAATGGACTATACATTGCAAACTTTGTAGTTTCAAACAAACACACAAAAAATATTTGGGATACCGTACATAAAGAACTAAAGAACTTTGTGTGGGATTTAGCAAACAGAAGAAATAAAATGTTTAACTGGATAGAACAAACAAGAAACTTTGATTATTCTTCTGACAAAGAAGTACATGATTGTCTAATTAGAGAAATGAAAGCAGGGATTATTAACCCAACAGACATTAAACCAATATTAGAACACTGGGAAAACCCAGAACATGAAGAGTTCAAAGATAGAAATGGGTACAGTCTAATCAATGCACACACGTCACATTGGAGAGCACATAACCCATTCACTCTACCATCAAAATCAATTAAATTGAGGAGATTTATTAATGACTACCAAAATAACTCTGGAACAGATAGAAATGGACATGAAGAAACTGGAGCAATACAGATCAGAACTCCTGACTTCGCTTGATAAAATTACTACTGATATAGCCTTACTTTCAGAAGAAAGAGGAAGGCTGCTAAGGCAACTACACGATGTCAACCGAGAAACTGTTGAAAAACAGGTAGAGGGTGACAAGATTTTAAGAAAGACATAAAAATCGGGGGTTATTCAGAGTCAGATTTCTTAACGGAAGTCTGACTTTTTTTTAGTGGAAACATGGAATTTAATTTCTTCCGTCTTTCCTCACATTTACTGCAGGTAGGGATATTTACCTTATCTGTAAGTCTCTTGATAATATCTCCGAGACCTTCAATTTTTTGTTTGTCACTATTCAAAACAGATACTCCTATTTATAATGAAATTATGTTTGAAGACTCATACGATATAGATATTAGCAGAATTAAGAATTCAGACCGTATATGTTGGGAATATTCTGAAGAACGACCCATAGATGACCAAGATGAATGGTTTGAAGCAACTGGAGATATGTTTTGCAGACTATCTTCAATAACACAAGCTTTAGCAACTTGTAGTGATCATGTACACCTAGATGTAATTAAACCTTCAAATGTACTTGAATGGTATTACAGACTAGATGCATTGTTTGATGCAGGTGTAGGATTCTTATTTGTAACTACTCCAGAAGGAGAAGTGCCTATAAGAATTACAATCAATGATATTAAAGACCATATTGGTCTTAGAATAGACGTAAATAATTGGGAGACAAATAAGTTTGACCACTCAATTAGAACAATAAGGATGCAAAATCACTTAAAAGAATTACTTTGACACAGGAGAAAACAAATGTCACATGTCACAATGACAAAAATTAAAATGAAAACTTTTGACCTAGGCTACCCTAAAAAATGCACCATTAATGGAGATATGGGAGTAGTTTGGAATGGGATGGACTCTTCTTTTGAAGAGCTAATAGACTTTGATATAGAGTTTATATTCCATGAAGCAGACCAAAAACCTGCTTACCACGACGCAGTAACCTTCCAATCTGGAATAAATTCAGGTGGTGATACTGTTGCTTGGGAAGCATTGGAAATCATGATTAAAACAGTAACAGGATGTGATATCCGAGAATTTTGTGAAATAAACTGTGAAAGTTTCTAATCAAAAAGAAATATGGGATAGCAATGAATGTGAACATTGCACAAAATGTGAATTAAACGAACAAGCAACAAACGTGTGCATACCTACAGTATTTTATGATTTATCTGTAGGTTTACTCGATAAGTTTTGTCCTGTGTTACTTATATTAGGACAAAACCCAGGTTGGCATGAAGACCAGGCCAATGAACCGTTTGTAGGTAGAAGTGGTCAAATACTTAAAAAAGCATACCTAGGTGGTACAAAAATAGAAGAAAAGACACACATATACCTAGGTAATGGTGTCAGGTGTCACACAACAAATAACGAGATACCTAAACCAAGACACTATGTTGAATGTAACCAATATTTAATTGAAGACTTAAAAAAATATAAGCCTGACTTAATTATTACTTTAGGTGCGCCAATGACTACATCTTTTTATAAGAATATACTTGGCATACCAAAAATAAACTTACAGAACTCTTTCTCTTTAAATGGTAACTTGTACACAGAAGAAGACCACAAGATAACTGGAGTGGGGGATTTCAATTTGTTTAGCACATACCATCCTGCAGCAGTGATGAGAAACAACAACTTCATAAATAGTGTACACTCTCACATGCAGTTAGTAGCAGATTGCATAGATGGAACAATGGCTAAACCTTCAAAACCTAAAGTAATACCAACACGATCACCGAAATGAATTTAAGAGACCATCCAGAAGTACAAATATTATTAGCAGAAATCGATAATCTTCTATTACAAAAAGAAGAGATGTTAGAACTAATAGAAACCGTAACCGACCAAATCATCAGAGCAAAATTAGACTATGAAAGAATGTTATCTTATATAGAAAGCTTTGATGATATTCCAGTAATCGTAAAACCCCCCACTCTCAGAATAGAAGACATAGCAGACACAGTAGCAAGTATCGAGGCATTCATGGAATATGAAGACGACCTCGAAAAATTCGAACAGGAGTAAAACATGGACACTCGAATTATTAGTCTCGACATCGAGACATACGGTGCTGTCGAACAGGGACAAAGAGGCAACTTCCTACCTAAGCAGACTGTATTTCATCCAACAAAATCTATAGACGTAGATAATGTTGAACTAAAAGATTTAATAGTTTGTGCCTCAATCACATTAGTTAAGGAAGACCAATGCGAGATTCAGAGAAAGCTATGGAGTCCGCAAGACTCAGAGCACACGAAATCGAGGACAATGACACAAGAAATCTTGCCCTCACACAAATTACTATCGCAAGCGCAATCATCGTTGCAATTGAAGAACTTATCACCGACAGAGACAATGGTGTTCAATCTATCACACTTAACTGATAGAAACAGATTAAGAAACTGGTTATCTCATAGTGAGGTAATCATTGGAATGAACTTACCATTTGATATTCAATATTTAAGAAAAGATCCTTTTTTCAAGTTTGCATTAGAAAAACAAAAACTAATTGACTTATCAATAATTAATTACTTACATGATGAAACTAGACAAGAAAGAAGTCTCAAAAACTTAGGACCAATACTTAGAACACATTCATATGAAAACACGTTAAAAGAATCAAGATTTAAAACTTCAACATCAGAAGAACTTTATGAGTATAACGCACAGGACACACATAACACAGTATTAGCAATAAAAGAACTTGCTAGAAGAATAGAAAAAGATCATCCTGATTCAGACAAAGCATCTGAATTTTGTTTGGATTTCTATTCTGATTTATTATGGACAATTATTCGTATGTCTGAAACAGGCATATGCATGAACGACTTTGCACTTGTAAAATTAGAAAAAGATTTATTAGAAAGATGTAAAATTGCTAATGAGAAATCAGAAAAGCAAGGCTATCCTCTTGAAGGAGAAGGTAGTGGTAAAGCAAAGCAACAACTTATGGATGATGCTATTGATTTAATTGGAAATTGGATTCGTGATGATTTAGATTTAACTCCTTCAAAAGGATTAGTAAGTTTTACAGATTCAAATAGAAATAAGATCCATCATGCTTTAATAACGTTAGAGATTGAAGGCAATACTTTTGATGACGAGTTAGATAAAAAGCTTAGATTAGAACTGATTGAAATTTTTGAGCATGCAAAAACACATGCAAGTGCTCAAAAGATTGTAAGCAGCTATACTTATCCTTTATTAAGACATAGAAGAAATAAGCCTGAAGATAAATCATCAAAACTTGTTGCTTTCAAAGGCAAAGCAATGGCTTTTCCGACTTGGTATGCTACTCCAACATATGCAAAAAATAATGAGGGTGGAAGCGGAGGGACCTTACAGGGGCGTATAACCTGTAAGAAACCATCGGCCCAAACCTTTCCACCTATTATTAAAGATTGCATATGTAGTAGATTTGGGGGTGGAAAGATAGTATCTATGGACTTGTCGCAGATAGAACTGCGTGTAGCAGGGCTTCTCTCAGGAGACCCTGCGTTCATAGATGCTTACCAAAATGGTGCAGATCTACATGAAGAGAGAGCAAGACAACTCTTTGATGATGTTGATGACCCTGGTATGTATCACGAAAGAAGACAAGTAGGTAAGATGGTCAACTTTGCTGACCTATTTCGTGCAGGATCAGGAATAATTCGTAAACAAGTTAGAGGAATGTCAGGATTAGAATTATGCGGTGACCTTTGTGATGAAATTGTAGCGAAAAGAAAAGAACATAGACCGCTACTATGGAAGTTTCAAGAAAAACTTATTAAAGAAGCAAGAAGTAATAAGAAATTAATATTACCCTTCACAGGACAGTCACGTTATTTTATGGGTGGTGAAAAATATGAAATCAATGAGATTGTTAACTTCCCCATTCAAACTACTGCAAGTAATACATTAGTAAGCATTCAAAATTACATCCATAAATCAATGGCTAGTTTGAATGCACCTAATCCAGACATTCATATGTTCCTAAACATTTATGATGCTATATATTTTGATGTTAGAAATGAAAAAGCAGAAGAAGATTTAATGTATTTAGTGAATCAAGCTGTTAAGTTTGTGCAAGATGAAGGATATTGGGGTATGATTTCACAATATTATGGAAACGATATACCTTTGGAGTATGATTGGTCATGAATGAAGACCGTGTAATTGAACTGCTAAATGCAGGATATAGTATTTCTGAAGTAGCTGAAGAACTCGAAGTTAAATCAAAAAACCTATATCACATAGCAAAAAAGCACAAACTTCCTTACAATTCACCCATAAAAGTGGGGGGACCAAAGGAAAAGAGGATCATAAGACTATTTAATTCCGGATTTTCATACGAAGACATAGGAAAGATCTTTTCGCAATCCCCAATGAATATAAAGAAAATAATTAAAAGGCAACAAGAGAAGTGAAAAAAGAGTGGACTATCGTTCAGGATACAAGGGAGCGTAAACCCTTGAAATTCCCTGCCAATTTAAAAATTCTTGACGATACTACACCCCCACATAAGCAGCGGATGGTCACTGTAAGACTTCATACAGTGGAAGAGAAGCTAGAAGCAGGTGACTATTTGTTGCGTGGGCATGAAGGTAAGACTATAATCGAGCGTAAAGGTAGTCTGCGTGAGATTGCCAAGAACTGTCTTAATGAAAAGGATCGAGTAAGATTCATCAAAGCTTTGACAAAACTGAGGGACGCATGCGATCATCCAGTAGTGATGCTCGAAGGGACTCCACTAGAAATGGAAAAGCCATGCAAGAATGTACATTCACCTGCTGCTGCAGTCGATGCGTTCATGAGACTTATGAGAGAGTACAAAACAGAACTAATATTAATACCCGGAAAAACTTACAGTCATAGAAGGGCATGTGCTATCTGGGTAGCAAGACTGCTAATTAACGGAGCAATTTAAAATGGCATTTAACAATACGATGATTTTTAACGAACCTGCAATTGGTTCACCTGCAGGAACATGGGGTTCAAACCTTTTTGTAATTCATAATGCTGCACATGTAGAAGATACAAAATGGAACGAACCTAATTACTTAGTTGGTGCATACACTGACGGAGTAGGTGCTGATGGTACTAACTCACAAGAAATTGTAGTACCTGATGCAGGTCTTAATCTAGAATTATATATTGTTCAAGACGATGCAGCATCTGCAGCAGACCGTACTGTTCTTTGTGGTGTCTTTGGTAAAGTGCCTAAGAAAGAAGGAGTCACTGGCATTGATCGTAAATGGCCAAGTGATGTAGGTTCAGGAACTGCAGCTTCAACTGTATTCGGTGACCCAACTGATATGTGGGTACCTCTTCAAAATATGGAAGCAACTTGGGTAGCTAAAGATAATGCTAATGAAACTACTGAACAATGTGAAACAGTTTCACTTCAAACAGATGCCACTCTTCAACCTGTTAAGTTTGATGTGGGTTCTACAGATTGGTTTATGTATAAGCGTACTAGTGTATACCTTGCAGGTTGCACTAGTGTATGTGTAGGTATCCAAAGTAAAGACAGTCTAGATGCTAATGCAATGATTGTCGGAAGGTTTGTAGGCTAATGGCATCATCTTACAAAGAAAAGAAAAAGAAAAAGAAAGTTTCTACCAAGAAATCTCCACTAAGAAAACCATCTAAAAAGAAAGGTTATAAGTAATGGGACGAAAACAAGAAGAACAAAAAAAGAGTGGCAAAGCTTCTCCTAAACGCAAACGAAGATCTCGAAAAAAACAATCTCCTGGAGCCGGTGCAGGATCTATGAGTAGACGAACTGCTGGATCTAAACAAGGCGGTAAGGGATAATGTCCGAAGGACCTTGGGAAACTCACCAAGGAGGAACAAACGGTTGGCAAGAGTACAAACGACTCGTAGTAAACGAGTTGGATCGTGCTAACAATCGTCTTGATCTATTGGACAAACGACTTAACCACATAGATAGGTCTATCACTGAGTTAAAGACTAAGATGTATGTAATATCTGGTGCCACAGCCATGATATTCTCTGGTATACTTAGTCTCCTACTCAAATTCGTATGATAAAAAAGACCCTTATAATTTTGACCCTCTCTCTCTTAGGAGGATGCGGTGTTGATAATCTTTTCAACACTCAACCGACGGGTGGATTGCAAAATACCGTTACGGAAGCAGTAACATCCTCCATACCTAATAACCTCTCAATGCTTAGCGGCATTGGGGGGATTTCAATTCTCGGTGGAATTGCTCTACTTGTAGTATCAGGTGGACGTAAAGGTTGGTACGCTATTCTTGGTGGGATAGCGTTAATCTTTATTAACACTTTACTACAAGAGTACTTCCACTACATCGCACTCCCGATCATCGTAGTATCAGGAGTAATCTCTGCACTCTGGGCAATCAAATGTTTTGGTCAGGTGCGTATCGTTAAACTCAAGAAGAAGGAATTTCCAAATGAGTAATAAAGAATGTTGTAATGACATGGTTCAAAATATGATGTCCAAGATGGGCGTAAATAGAAGTATGCTAATCACACTAGCTCTTCTACCATTTGCTTGGGATGGAGTTACATGGGTAGCAGGTGCTGTCCGTTCACTCTGGAACTTAGTCGCTAGCGTCTAAGGAGAAACCATGGAAAACTTATGGTTAACAGTAGTCTTATGCGCAGCCTCATTTGTTTGTGGCATGTGGCTTAAAGACAAAGTAATGACTTGGATTAACAGAGGTTAATTCACACAACACAGGAGAAAAGTAATGCCCCCAGAAGTAGAAAACGTACCTATCCCTAAAGGACGTGGGCAAGATGCCCAAAGATGGATGGAGTATCACGGTATAGTTGATACGACTCCTTCCATTCGATCTTCAGACTACGAAGGGGTATTACACTGTCCTTTCCAATACTATTTATCCCGAAGATTAGGATTGGCACCTGCTCTTCGTTGGTCTAAAGCATTATCTCGTGGTTCATGGTTTCATAAAAGATTAGAGTTATATAGAGAAACACCTGAAGTAATAAAAAATGCTACGAGTGTTATGTTAGATGACCGATTAGAGGAACTTGAGGAAATATGTCAAGCGATTGGCATTAAAGGGGAATCTAAGGATAAGGTATTGGACAGGGAGAAAAAAGATTTTGATTGTGCAATGGCATGGTATGAAGTGTCTATGAACTTACAAATACCACAGCAAAAAGTGCCAACAGTACATGAATTTTTAAAACAAGATCACTTCAGACACTTAGGATCAGAAGTTGGTGTTCGATTACATATGCCATCAGATCATAGGTCAGGTAAAGTAAGATTAACGGGGATGTATGACACATTACTTTACCACACAGAACAAAACTCAATCTATATTGTAGATGCTAAGACAACTGCAGCATCTCCTGAAGAGAGATTAATAACATGCCCTTTAGAATTTCAAACACAACATTATATGATGACCTTAAAGCTTTCATTAGAAGCAGGTCTACTTCAACCAATATACGATTTGCCAAAGGACGTAAGAGTGGGGGGTATGATTCATATAGGTATACAAAAACCTACTATAGAATTCGGGATGAAAGATCGTGATTGTGAAGAATACGAACACACGTTAACAAGAGGACCCCGGAAAGGGCAAGTAGAAATACGAAAGAACTACAGCGGGGAACCTCGATTTGAAAACTATCTTCTAAGATGTGAAGACTGGTATAGAGGACAAGGCGAATATGAACATCTTGCAGAAAGATGGGCAATGTCTCCTCCTATAAACTACAGTCTTACTTATGGTACTTTACTAGAAGATGAAGACTATGAGGATGAGTACTATGCACGAGTAGAACTCATTGCTAAGTATGTTAAGTGTAAAGCTTTCCCTAAAAATTTCCCAAGAAGTACCAATCATCTAAGACAATTTGGTAGAATGTCACCCTACACTCCTTTCTATCTAACACCTGTTAAAGAATGGGCAGATATAATTCATGCCGAATCTTTTATACAAGTGGATAGAGATGAAGATGTAGAATTTATTATCGACTCTCCGTACGCTCCCCGCTAGTGCGGGGGGAGCGTACTACGAGGTCGGAAAAAAATATAGGAGATAGTTATGACAGAAATAAATAAAGAACTCATTAGGAATGTAGAAGAGCAGATGAGAAAGGCTAGAGAAGTAATCGTATACTTTAATGGTTTTCGAAGCAGAGCTTTTCCTGATGGGAACATAACTGAAAATGCTTTAGTTCAATTAGCAGAAGAAAGAGGAGTAGATGCACTTGAATTAATTAATTCATTGCATGACTGGATCAATGGCAAGTAACCCATTATTAAAATTTAAAGAAGAGATATTAAATACAGTAATCTACTCTAAGGTATATAAAATTCTTGAGTATTCGGGAAACAATATAACTCCCAATACTTTATGGAAACAATTCAGAGAGAAATATGAATGCTCTGTTTCATTCAAAGAATTTAATGAGTGGTTAGAGATTATGGGTTTAAATCAAGAACAGGTTACAACTTGGAATATAGATATGCCTGTTCAAGTACATGATGGTTTAGCAGAAGAACCTCAAAACCATCTTCAACAATTCAATGATACGAAATTTGTTCCCACAAAAGAGGACTTAGACGCATTATTTGATAACGAATAACAAGGAGATGTCATGACTCAGACACAAGACATAGCGGTAGGAAAGACTGGAGCTCAGAAGTTTTCTGGGCTTGGTTTTTCAGGACAGAGGATGGTTCACCCACCCGGACAGTTACTAGGTTTACTAGTAGGTATGCCCGGTACAGGTAAATCATCTTTCATTCAATCAAATCCAGAAGCATTCATCATTAATACAGATGGAACTTCTACAACAAACCCAAATCCTCAAGCATGCATTTGGCCCGGTGTTACAGAAACCGGACAACCTATGGATGTGAATGGGAAATCAATGGTGCTTACATGGGAAGACATTCTTAAGAAGAAAGAACAGTTAATTAAAATGGCTGAGTCTAACCAAGATAGACCACAGACTATTGTTCTAGATAGTCTTGGACCTGCAATTCAATTGATGAAAGATTATGTAACAAAGAAGATGGGGAAAGAAGATTGGAAACAATTAGATGGTCGTCGTGCATGGGATGACGTGTATGATGGACTACTTCGTTTCTCATTAGATCTACGCAGACATGGTTATGGATTCTATTATATCTGTCACCTTGTCAATGCAAAGATACCACTAGGTGATGACCGATATACTATCAGACCCGAACTAACTATCACTGATAGTTTTTATAAGAGGTTGTTTCCTATGTTCGAACTCGTCGCAGCATTCGAATCAGAATGGACATCAGAATCTAAACAGATACAACTACCAGGTGTTGGTGGTAAACCAGGACCTAAGAAAACACAAGTCGTAAAAACTGAAAAACATTATATGACAATTAATGATGAGTCCCTTGCGGGCATCACTAAATGTCGTGTACAATTACCCGACCGTATTGAACTTCCACAGAAGTCTGCGTGGACTTCATTCGAAGAGCAATACATAACCGCTCAGAACAAGGATTAGCATTATTATGAGCATCTCAAACGAAACGAAGGCAATCTTCTCAAACTTGCAAGCCGATTTCGAAACAGCAAACGCAGACCAAGGTATGGGTTCACTAGGTGAATGGCCAACTAAAGGTGAACACGCTTGTTATGTACTCGGTATGAATGTGCAAAGCGGTACTTTCCGTCAATCAAGTGATAGACAAGAGTTCCCTGCAATCAGTGTACAATTCCACTATCAACTCTGTGAAGATCCAGATCGAGCAGAACCACTAGTATGGAATGGTGCCCCAATGACTATCCCCCATGACCCATCACAATTGAGTCATGAAGGATCACAGATTCGTGCTAAGATTGAACTCAGCCGTCTCAAAGGTCACCTTAAAACTATTCTCGGATATGACCCTACTGATCTAGGTGCAGCATTCGAAGAAGTAGAAAATAAACTTAATGGTGATTCAACTGTTGCATGCATGGTTCGATGTCAGTATACTGAACGAGGCACATCCACTTACAAATCAGAGTATCTTCAAACACTCTTAGGTGGCTAATTAATTTGAACCCCCACTCTTAGGGCTCCCCGATCCTTCCCGGTGACGGGAGCCCCATTTAGTAGGTACCTTATATAGCAGTGTTGGAACGACGTTGTTGGATCCAATAGGGTATCTACTAATTGATTGAGTGCGTCCGGTAAAGCAGGATAAAATATAAAGCACACCTGCTTCAATCAATGACAGGGTTGCACCCGCCTTGTATAAAAGAAACGTTCGTTGGTGCACCGATCGGAAACTCAGTAATGATACTTTTGGTGAGTATAAACAGTATCCGAGTGATGGGCGTAACCCATCTACAATCTATGGGGGTGTAACACGACCCGAGTGTCCTTGAGGCAATGAACGGTACATAAGACCTATACCAGGAGTACCCTGTTACACCTCCACAATCTAATGTGCGGAGCCACGGCTAGACGGGCTTTAATGAGATAATCTTGGCATCTCTAACGCACACAATATACCTACCTGTCCCTCTTGTTGAGGGGCAACGTGCAGGGGGTGGTGTTATCTCCTTTTAATGCCACCCCCTATTTTGTATGATGGAGGAACTATGAGATATCAAGCAACAAAAATAATGATCGAAGCCTTAAAAGGTTTAGATACTTCAATACCTGCACAAAGAGCTAGAGCCCTAGCTGCAATGCAATTCGAACCTAAATTGTTATATACAGCAGGTACAAACTTAAAAGGAATTCATGGTGCAGGGGGTGCAAAGTTTGCAAGGGAAGAGTTTGGTTTACCTATTGGAAAGTTTGAAGGAATACACGGTAGAACTATTGGTGTTCCAACGAGAACAGGTCCACCTATAACTACACTAGGTGAGAATGAATTAAGAGGTTCATTACTAAACTTTAGAGAAACACTAGAAGCACATCCAGGAGCTTTAGCTTTACTGCCTCGAATAGGAATGGGTAAAGCGGGGGTACCTAAAGATAGAATGTTAGGTTTAATGGATGAAACAGGTTTGTTTAAAATGGGTGAACAAATAGTTCCTACATCAGAAATGGTGTTAGCAGGATTCCCTGAAACTGCAGCGAGAATGAGATTGTTAGAACGGATGAGGAAACTGACTCCTTTTAAGAAAGCATTTGCCGAAGAAAATGAAAAGAACATTGGAGCAAATATTGTTGCTATGATTAAAGGGAAAATAGAAATACCAGAAAATCTTAAAGCAGAAGGTGTTCCGTTTCAAACCTACTTAATAAATACGGTAAAAAATATAACCGATGACTTTAAAATAATTTCCGGGGGTCAAATAGGATCTGATGAAATAGGTTTAAGAATAGGTAAATCATTAGGAATTCCTACAGGTGGAACAGCCCCACCTAAATTCTTAACAGCGAAAGGTTCAAACTATAAACTAAGAGATGAATATGGACTAGAAGAATTAGTTCGTGGAACAGGGATCGATAGATCTAGAGGGGGACATATGCAATCATTAGATTATAGAGAGAGGACAATACTAAATATTGCTAATTCAGATGGCACTATAGTAGTTGCTAATAACTGGAAAAGTCCAGGGTCATTACTTACTCTTAAAGAAGCAAGAAGAGAAGGACATGGACTATTAAAAAGTACAGATATAAAAAGCAAAGACGACGTTATAAACTGGATTATTAATAATGAAATAAGCACAATTAACATTGCAGGTAATCGTAATGTAAGCGATAGACATCCTGCATTCAAACACATCTATGAAGCCTTAAAGGAGCTCAAAGAAATAGGAGGTTAACCATGCCTAATTGGTGTCACAACAGAGTAACAATAACGTGGGATGATGAAAAGAGCGAAAAGAAAATCAGGAAGCATATTAATATACCTGAGGGTCTTTTTGAAACAGAAATAGAAGATGATGTATTTGGTTTCAATCATATAGTTCCTATGCCAGAAGAACTGAAGTCCGTTCAGACTGGTGGTGGTACTAAAATCTGTACTCAAGAAGAGTACGATAATTGGAAACCATCAGGAGATGAATGGCGTGATGAGACAAGACCTATCACCCAAGAGATGGCTGATGATTACAAAGAAAGATTCGGATCAGAGAACTGGTATGACTGGGCTTACATTAATTGGGGAGTTAAGTGGAATCGCTCTGATGCTTACTTAAATTGTAATGATGATGACATGATTGAAATAAGTTTCGATACAGCATGGGGACCAGCTGAAGGAGTCTACAACCACTTAGTAGAGTGGGCACAGAAAGAAGAAGTCGGTCTTCGCATCTCATGGTTTTACGATGAACCCGGAATGGAATTCGCAGGATACTTAGGAAATTAAAATGACAACTGAATTAACCAGAGAAGAAGTAATACATACTACTAAATGGTATGAGGTAGTGCAGCAATGTTACTATGGTTACAAGCACGGTGACATCGATGCACTTGGTATCCTAGATCATTACGCTGAAATACTTGAAGAGTATGAATGCTGCGTATGTGGTAACTCTCCTGAGGGAATGAAGTTTGTTCATGAGTCAGGAACAGGGGGATCTTTCTATTGCTTAAGATGCGAATCAGAATTAGATCTTGCATACGGAGATGAGGATTGGAAACGACAAAACATTATGATGAAGGAACCGAACAATGAGTGACAGTGATACAATAGTATGCCCTGAATGTTTAAGTGAATTAATCACAGCTAAATATTCGACTGAAATTTTTATAAATGAAATGGTTGTTGAAGTATATAAGAAAACTAAATACCGATATTGTGAAAGCACGGATCATTATTTAGACGGGGATTTTTCTGACACATTGATTTGTGAGGAATGTAGTCACACTTGGGAACAACCCGATTGGCAAAATTGGAAGGTGACAAATGAAGAAAAGAATACACATTAATCAACATGTAATTAAACGAAATAAAAAGACTGGTGAACGTAAGCCAGTGATTACATGTAAGACTTATAAAGATAATACCTATTGTCATATGATAAATATTAATGACCACACTAAGGTAATTTATAGTCCTGACAAACCACTACCATGTGGTGCGCAGGTATGGATTGAAACCACTGAAACAGTGGAGTGTATAGAAGTAATAGAATGTACAGGAGTATCACATGACTGAATCAAAGACAGTAAAACTAACAGAAGATGAGTGTAGGGATTTGCTTAAAGCACTTAAGTCATGGCATGATGTCGTTGGATGCATGGATGACGACGATCAATATGATGGCTTGGATTGGAATCGTTACCAAAAAATGCTAAAGAAACTAGGGAGTATCGTATGATTGAAATAAATATGAGTATCTCAGAAAATTTTGTAGGGGGTATAATTGTACTTGGTGTATGCTGCTATTTTGCAACAGTATTTATTAAGTATATGAAGGAGGATAGATGAGACAAAGTAAATACCATAGGGATATAGATCAAAAGATGAGTGACAAAAGAAGATGGCTTATTAAAATAGAAGGTAAATGGTATGTAGAACATCAAGGAGTTCCAGTTGTTTACCGAACTTATAGAGAAGCTGAGAAAGAAGCTACGGAGTTTAATAGCCTACGGGCTAGAGGTGACAACCCGTATACAGTGGAAGAATATTCTCCAAGCAAGAAATCCTAGGCAAGATAGGATGCCCTTACGTTACCTCCTCGTAGGGGTTATCCTTATCTTGTATCTAATCTTATATGTCAAACATTAAGTTCAGAGAGTTTCCTGTTTTTCCTATGGTCACTTACGACCAGAAATTCGACTCTCCAATAAATGCTAAGTGGAAAATAATTACATATGTTCCACCCCACCAGAAATTGGTAGGGTCTAAAACAAAAGAAAGCAAGATGTTCCTCGTCAATGATGAGTGGGGGGTTATAGTGTGGCTCAAGACAGACGAAAGGCTCGGCAGAGAAGGAGCCGAGATATCCCTTTACGAAGCATCTAAGGGTAAGATGCCACTGAAGTACCACGAAATCGGCAAAGCTCGTACACGGGCTCTGAGAGGCTCTCAGGGGGTGTCACTAATAGAGACTAAAGTGGACGTAGATATGGTAAAAAGACAAAGGTATTCAGGGGCTATCGTAGAGCGAGAGCAATCCATACAGATATGGCTACGGCTGTCTGGACCGGAGGACCAAGGATCACCCACAACCGATGCCACAGCATCAGCGTCTTCTTCTAACAGGAACAAGTAAAGGCAAAGCAAAAACCGCAAGAGTCCCCGGAGCCGGAAGAACCGAGACACCGGCAGAGCCGTCAATCGCTTGCTTAACTTTGTCGTAGGTCTGGAAATACTCTACGATTTTATCAACAGCCTCTTTGCCAAGTACAGTGCCACCAATAGCAATAGCGATAGTTGTAACCATGAGCCTTCTCTTGAGAAGATTAATCTCGTCAGTCTTTCGCTTGCTACTTTCCTTACATTTTTTAAGGTCAGTTTCTGCATTCTTCTTATGACAATCGCAATTGCAATTCATAACTCCCTCATATCTTTGATGACTGATTTAGGAATACAGTTAATATCCCCCACTTCTTTATTGTCTCCAATAGAACTTATAAGGATTATAGATTCTTCACGGTCTTCAACAAGCCAACCGACTGTTGTCATCTGAGCAGGTTCGAGTTCTAAAGCATCTGAAATATATAGCCAAGGTTCAGTGTTCGAAGTTATATCTTCCCACTCAACTATTACTATCTCATATTTTTCATATGCTTTATCTTTTTCACTCATTTATAAACCCTTCGCCCGGATTCTTTTTGTTTTCTAGCGTGGGCTACTGCCAAATCAACAACAGATTGTGGCATGCCTCCACTCTTTATTTTGTCAAGATCGTCTCCAGAAATACCTGGAACTATAGCAGGTATCTCCTCACCGTCTACGCCAATACTTAACTCTGTCATTACTCTACCTTGATCATCTTCGATAGGTCCTGCCCAACCGTGACCTTTATGAGTACCGTCCCTTCTAAGACCATATGCAGGTTTAGGTGACATTTTATTTAATAGAGCTGCAGTTATAAATGCGTTAGGTTTTCTATCGGGAGCAAGACCTTTTATGAAATTAGAATCATATGCCCTCTCTCTATTTGGCCTGTAATATTTAGATAAGAACGCATCCTGACCACTACCATCTAATACTTGATCAGCAGTTACACGGGCATCTCTAAGTTTTTGATCTATTGTTGCAGCCCACAATTCATTATAAAGAGGATACTCAGTTGGGACATTTAATCCTGCATCTTCACCGTAGTCATACATCTGTTTAAACCAAGATTTATCACCACGACCTGGACCTTCATTACCATGCAGTAACATTGCTTTAGTTGCAGTTAGATATCTATCGTCTATATATTCTTGTGCTTCAGGAGATAGGTATTTTTTATTTCTATTTAAAACATCTTCAGCTGTTAATTGATTTATTTGTCCCGGACCATAAGCACTGCTTCCCCCATGACC